CCTGCATTATCGGTTCCACCATATTGTGATTCTAAAGCACGCACCAATACTCTTTGTTCTTCTTCACCAGGGATACCATTATTATAGTTAATCCATAATGAAGGAACCATACCTTGACGTAAGTTATTCATATGGAAGTTCTTAATTTCCACATCAATCTCAATACTACGTTGTCCTGCTGACCAATCGGGTACAGGATAGTAAGTTAAACCTGGTTGATAAATCTTAAAATAGAATATCTGTACAGGGTCTTTTGCTTTTGCGTTAAAAGCAGAAAATTCCTGTGGTGGATATTTTCTTGAATCTTCCCAAACAGGTGAGTAATAATAACAATCCACTTTATCTGTATCAGGGTTAATCTTACCACTACGAACTCTACTAAAATCCAAATGATATATTTCAGCAATTGTTTTTCTATCCTTGCTCCAAATAACATTTAAAGCAAAACCACCAAACAACATAAAGTCCAACGCACATTTGCGCATGACATCCACAATGTTCTCCTCACCATTCACCAAAGCAACAGGTGCTTCAGGATTGTTTTCAGAATAGATAGCATCACCCAATATTTGGTTTACCTTAGATTTAACAATTGCTTTGTGAATAGCACAGTTATCGTAAAGAGAAATGAAGTACTGCGGTAATAAATTATTAGCCCCGTAGAACACCCATTTACTTTTATTTAATACTTCCGAGAATATCGGAAATGATGCCATTTTAAAATCAATTTTACTTAATTGAAACTTTTTTAATTCACTCATAATTAATTTTCTTGTATGTAGATATAATTCTCATTCACTTCATTATTAGATACGTACTCTGTGAATGGTTTAGATTCTGCTTCACCGTTTAATACAACCATCGTGACATAAACTTTTTGAGGTTCAGCTTCACCAGTACCATAGATATTAAGTGTGTATTGTCCCTCGTAATTTAAATCATCGGTAGCTAAATCTAAAACCAATGTGCAATAGCGAATGTTGCTTGTATATTGTAGTGGGTCAGATGTATCAATTACATATGTTTTGTTCTCTCTTGACATCACATGCGTGAAAACTAAATCATAAAATGTAAAGTTTGGACGAGCATTATTATTAATGTTCAATACCAAATCATTAACCTCTCCCTTTGTTAAGTATAGCATATATATCTTTTCTAATTATAAATATAAAAAAACGAATATTGAACGCTTAAAACGCAAAAAAGGGGGAAAATTCCCCCTGATTTGATTAGAATATATACAATTCGTCCAACATGGACTACTAATGATTATCCTACGATACTTGCACCAGTAAATACTGTAGCTAAAGCACCATCAATTGTGTTAGCAGGTACGTGCTCTTGTCCTTTAAACTCAAGCGTGAAACCATTTCTATCACTAAATTGTGTACCTGTTCCTGCATTACCGCCTGATAAGTACATACCATTAACTTGTCCAACTAAATATTGAACATCATTTTGGTCAATTGCGATGATTTGTAGATTATCATTTTGTGATAATACTTTCAATTCATTACGCTTTTGTTGGTCGTACTTAAAGAACACAGCAGATAACACTTGGTCAAAGAAGATTGTACCATTTTCAAAGTTCTTTTGAACGTTTTGCGTCAAAGAACTTGTGTTTCTTTTTAATTCAAAACCATATAGTGTAGTTCCTGTAGTAGATGTAGCACCAGTAATAGCACCATCAGCATCATAAGTGTATCCTGTTACAGAACCACCACCGCCAACGATGTAAATTTTCTTAATACCACCAATACCATCTGAACAACCTAATTGGATTCCTGAAGATATATAACAACTCATATTTTTATATTTTGTTTTTTGTTTTTTATAAAGGGGACTTTCACCCCTTATGTTTTTTTAATATCATTAAGGTTTACCGTTCCACGCCATATATTTGGTTGTACCAAATGTAGCTACAGTAGCACCGAAGTTAAAGTTTGAACGGAATCTAATTTCGTCAAAGTCAACTGAGTACCACGCACGTAAACTTTCTTGGTCGCTTAATAAATCCACACCAACTACCATATATTCAGCAGGAGCAATAGTTACTTGAGAAGAACCATTTAAACCAATTGTTGGATATACTTTAATGTTTGTGTTTGGATGAATTGCAGACATATTAGAAGTAATGTCAGTACCGTTGATATAGTTAGTGAAGAAGTTAGCTCTTGTTAACGCTTGTACATACAAACGGAAATAAGCATAACTCATAAACACTACTAAGTCCTCACGAACTAAAGCATCATCAGATAATACGTTGATTAAGTTATCAACTTCAGTGATTGGGTTTCCAGAAACACCATATGCAGCAGAAGAAGAGAAAGTAGCACCACTTGAGTTAGCGCAAGAACCAGAAAAAGTATTACCAGTTGATGTGCTAATCATTTTAGCGAAACCATTGAAACAATCAGCAGAACCTACTGTTGTTCCTGTCCATAATACACGCTCAACATATTGTTGAATTTGTTTTGATTTTAAATCTAAAATCATTTGTTCAAACGGCACAGTCTCTTGTGTTTGACCTGCTGTTTTCATCAACATTGATTGATATGTATCAAATAACTGCTTATACATTTGTTACCGTTGAGATGTTTATCTCAACTTCTACCGTTTCATTTGTTATATCGGTAGTTCAGACTATATCATCAACTTTTTCAAGTTGTCGGGTACTCGTGTCAGGTTTATTGTTTGTGTTACTCACCTGTTAGTCGTTGAACCTTCTTAGAACTTTTTTTTTCACTTTCTAAGCTCGGCTGCTGATGAACTTCTTCAAGCCTTCCCAGCAATTCTCCCGATTTGCTATTACAAATCGCTTTGTAATGGTGCTAATTAAAACACAAAGATTCAAACAACGTTTTTTGACACGTTACAATGTTATGTTGTGTAAATGTTGTTACACCTGAAGGACTTAAAGAACATAAGCCATCTTGAAATACAGGAGTTGAATCCAATAAGTTCAAAGCTTGCGTTCCGCGAATCCCCGTACGTAAATTTACTACTGCGGCGGTAGTTCCACCGATAAGAGCTTTAGCTAACAATTCACCACCAACTTGGTCAGAATAACCACCAATGGTTGACACGTCATAACTAAAAGCTTGTTTGTTTAAATTACTCATTTAATTAATTTTTTTAATTTTTTTATTTATTTATTTTGTAAAGATTTAAGAGCTTTAAGACGAGAGTCTAAAGCGTTTTCTACATCTTTATTAAAATCTGTTTTGCTGTAGGAAATTTTAGTTCCAGCAGGTTCTTTTTTGAAAGCTTCAAACTCGCTTTGTAATGCGCTGTATTGTCCTTCCATCTTTTGCATCATAGCACCGCATCTTGTAACAAATTCCTTCATCATATTGTACATTTCGTCCATATGCTCAGGGTTCATTTGTTTGTCAGTAGTTTTTTCTTCTACAGGACTTACAGGTTCAGCACCTTCTTCAGCAGGAGATTCAGCAGCTTCTTCAGCAGGAGAACCTTCACCAGGCATTGCTTGTTGAGCAGGAGTTTCAACTGTAATAATTTCACCATCTTTAGTGGTTACTTGTGTACCATCTTCCAACTCGTGAGTATCATCAGGAGCAGGAGTAGGAACGCCATCTTTTACAACAAAGATTTTTGCACCAGGTTCAACACCAGGTCCTTTAATTGAAATAGCAGTTCCATCTTTTAATTTCGCATCAATGAATAATTCTTTGACAGTTTTGATTTTACCATTTTCTACTTCAAAATTAAATTCTGAAGTTGAATAAGCACCGTCTTCTAAAGTTACTTTTTCAAATAACTCGTTAATTTTAAATATTGATTTACCAACTTCTAAAGCTTCTGCTTCTAAAATTGTATCGTCTTCTAATTTAAAACTCAATAAAGTAGGTTCTGCTGATAAAAATCCAAATTGCACCATCAATTTTTTAATTTCAGAGATTGCATTTTTAGAATTTGACATAATTGTATTTTGTTTTTTTTATTATTCCTATTATTAAATATATATATTTACATATTTTACCAACTAATCTTTGATAGTAGCTATAATTTCCGCAACTTTTTCTAAAAAGATTTGTTCTCTCTTAAAATTAGCCACTTCTTCAAAGTATCCACTAACGCTAAAGCCATTTAATTGATGTTCTTTAACTTTAGACCAAACATCAGGATTGTTAATCTTCATTGATACGAACCACGTGCCTATTGGTAAATCTTTAAAGCCATAATCGGTTGATTTATCATTATCTGACTCTTTAATCCAACTTTCAACCACATATACGTCTTTAACTGCTTGTCCATCATGCATTTCATCGTTATTATCAATGTATTTGTTCTTCATATACTTCTGTGCTATCATTTTGATAGTATCTGAACTGAAATAGACATAATAAGGGTTTCCCAACGCATCACGTCTAAAAATCTTCATATCAGGTATCATAGCAGGTCCTAACACCATTTGTTTCTCATTATCTTGAGCAAAATGCTGTTTTTCAAAGCTATTTTCGTTAAAAAGATATTCATATTCGTTTTTAAATTCCTTAGATGTAGCTACAGCTTTTGGAATTGGTTTCTTTTTAATCGCAGGGTCAACATAACCACCAATAGAACCAACATCATAACCCATTTCTTCTTCTTTAAATGAATTTACTTTACTCTCAGCCCAACTTAATGCTGTCAAACCACCCCAACTATCGTACATTAATTTGCCACAACCATCGTCATAACCTTTAGAACTATCTAAATCACCTTTGTGACGAGATAAATAACTATACATTCTTTGAACTGTATCATTTGATATTGCTTCTCCTTTAGCTAATTGGTTAGCTCTTTGTTTTCCAACAGAAGTTCCGCATGAACCCCAACCATTTTTATCAACATAATCTAATACTCTTTGAGCATTGTGTCTTACGCTTTCAGGATAATCAGAATGTCCATCCATATTTTCTTTAGCAAATGCTATCCATTGAACGCCAATTGCGCCTTCATCTACTAATGAAATGCTATCAATACCACTTTGGTCATCAAATTCATCTATTTTAAGTTCGTAAACTTTTTCTTTCTTTATCATAATGTACTTAAACTTTTTAATCTTGCTTGTTTATGTTGCATTGATGTTAAATCACTTTCAACAACATAAGTTTTTATTACTGAATTTTCTGATGATGCTATATCTCCTTTTGGATTATCAAATTTAGCACCACCTATAGCACTTGGTGTGAATGATGTACCACCACCCATTTGATTCATTGCTGATAGTAATGGTTTAAACATTGTAACGGCTCCACGGCTCATTACCGCCTCACCACCTTCAGCATTTATCATTACACCACCGCCTGCATGACGTGGACCTTCAATCATACCACCATCACCGTAGTTCTTACCACGATTTATTTGGTCAGGTGATGTTGCTCCACCGCCTGCTGAATTACTTGGTGTTAATGAACTTTGATATG